GTCAAGCTGTGTAATGCCAAGTAGATAATTTACAAGAGAACCACCACCGCTACCACGAGCCGGACCAAATAATGTTTTTGTTTCAGCTTTCTTAAAGATTTCATACATTGTAATAAAGTATGACTCATGGCCGAGATACTTGATATCAGACAATTCTTCTTTGGCACGATCAACGTATTCTTTGTTGTCTGCTAAGTCTTCACGAATAAGTGCTTCTTTAACTAGATCTGCTAGATGCCTAAATGGTGTTTTACCTGGTACGCTAATTTTTGGAAGTTTAGCTTCACCGTCTACCCATGTATCTTCACACTCATTCCAAACAATATCATGTGTTTTTTCAATAGAACTTTTAACCAGCTCTTCATTGCCTTTATAGAAATCGTGGTTACTGTAACCGGCCTTAAATTCGTCCCACATTTGGGTTGCATTTTTAGGAAATAACTCGCATTGCAATTCTTCATATTGAGGAAGAACCATACCATCACGTTTGCCAAGCCATCCAAGCTTTTTATATAGCTCACGAGCTTGCCACTTATCTTGTGTAGGATAATGAGAATCAGCTGTTGCAATAAGCGGAATACCTGTTAGCTTATGATGCTCAATAAGATAGTCATTAACTACATGTTGTTTATCAATCTTATTAAACTGTAATTCTAGATGAAAGTTGTCACCTACACAATCAAGAAAACGATCAGAAAGATACGTTAGTTCATGTTGAATCTTTTCACGAGATTGACCATGTGCTACACCTCGGAGAATACGATTTGAGTAGATGCCTCCAAGACATGCTGTCGAAATATGAAGACCTTCGCCATGCTCTTTTAACATTTCAAAGTCAATACGAGGATAACGATAAAATCCATATTTATATGATTTTTTTACAAGCGTAAAAAGATTAGCTAAACCTTTAGCATTTTTTGCAATACCGACAAGATGATATCGTCTTTTCCACTCGTCTTTTAGAATATCAATGCTTTTGGTTTCATCCTCATCCTCTACAACGTGGCCTCCGGCCTCGTCATCAGCACTAATATCAGTCTTTTCTTTTGCTTTCTTTTCAGCGGCAGCTGATGTTTTAGCGTCTTTAATAGCTTGACGATGTGCCGCATATTCTTCTGACCATTGCTTAAGTGAAGGAACAAAATAAAACTCAACTCCATAGAGCTGGCGATAATTTCTGCCTTGTTTTTGAAGTTTAACAGCATGTGAATGAGCATGAGCAAGACCGTTGCCATTTCCATGGTCAGTAAGTGCCCACGCATCCATGCCTTGTGACTCAGAAGTAATGAAGTCAATATGATCGGCAGGATAACCTAGGCCATCAAAGGTTGAAAAGTGTGAGTGTGCATGAAGGCCAACGAATCTTGTTGGAGGCTTAATTAAATCAATTGACAATTTATCACCTTTCTATATTTTTTATATTATATGCAAATTATTTCATATTTACAATATAGAGAATTATAAAGGAAAAAACATGAACAGGAATGAAACAAAATTAATTGTTGAAAACTGGAGAAACTATTTAGATGAAGATAAAAATAAGCAAATCAACGAAATTGATCTAGCTTCAATAAAAGAGTATATACCTCAAGTTACAACAGCTAGTATCGCTGTTGGTGCTGCTATGGGTGTTGGTAGTTTATTAATAAGACAAATATTTAAAAAGTTTGTTCATAAATTTATAACACGTGGTCAAAATAAAGAAGCATTTTTAAAATTTATTGATTTATTAAATATTGTTTTTGATAGAGATAGAGATGACGGCTATGTATGGGAAAAACTTGAAGAAATTTATGATCATGATATTGAAAACTGGCTTAGTTCTGGTCAAGAAACTATTGCAAACGCTTTCAAAGATCCTTATCCTTGGAAAATGGAAAAATATAGAAAGAAAGAAAATGCAAGAAGGCTTAATTTGTATGCACAAAACATAAAAGCTTTAATGTCATACTGGAATCCTAAAGTTGCAATTAAAGCTTTTGATGATATCATTCAAAATAATGACAAGCAAGAATTTAAGAAAATTTTTACTATTGTTGTAAACATATATGAAATGTATGAGAGTGAGTATGGAAACAATAGTGAATATATGGATGAAGAACAATTTGTACTTGATGCTGCTTTTGAAGCAATGCTCCATTATTTTAAAATGTATCATTCAAAACTTGCAAAAAATACAGCAAAAGGTATTAAAAAATTGCAGAAAGAGTTTGGAAATCAAATTTCAGTTGAAACTGCAGATTCTGGAGAAGTAACTATTACTGCTGACGAGAATGCAGACATTGAGTGCGTTTTAACTTTGGCTGATGCAAGTGCAAATTTCTTTATGAAAGACCGAGACTTTTACTCAACAGATCAAATTAAAGTTTCAATACGTGTTGACGAAGATATTAGGGACGAGTTTTACGATAGAAGAGATAAATCAATTTCATTTTCTCAAAAGCTTAAAACATTAAAGAAAATTTTAGTATTTGCTAAAAATGTTGTAGGCGCATCGGTTGTTAGCGGGCCTATCGCTTTTATAAAATTATTTGCAAAGTCATTTACAAAAGATGAAGTCTTAGGCAAGATTGCTGACGAACTGCAAAGTAAAGTTGACAATAAAGAAATTGATGATTCAAGTGACTTTAAAACTAACGAGTTTATTAAATTTATTATAGCAATTTGCTTAGAATAATTTAAATTACGTATCTGTGGTCATCTCTTTCATGAGGTTCTTGATATGACAACCACTTTGTTCCTGCGTAGTCTCTAAATTCTAAGTGAGGTATAACATAAAAAAGCTGCCTTTCTTTTAAGTCTTTATAGAAAGGACGCATAAAAACAACTTCAATATTTACACCGTGGTCTCTTTTTAAGATAGCAGCTGCAGCCAAGTTTGCATCATACTTAGAGTCTCTTCTCTTGGCTTTTGTTTCAATGTATTTGTCTTCATCAGGCAAATAAAAATCTGGCGTATAAGCTCTAGTATAACCATTCATTTCAAACTGAAATGTTTTGTACTCATAGGTCCACTTTTTATTTGTCCAATTGCAATATCTTGCAAAGTCTGCCTCTAAAGCGCTTTTAAAAAAGAAATTATCAGGCAAGTCTCTTCTATAGCCTGCTCTTGTTGTCCTAGGCATTGATATTTGACCTGAAGACTGTGCATAGTTTCTACATGTTGTTGAACAATGTTTTGTTTCTTTACCAACAGGTCTTTCAAAATCTTTTTTGCAAACAGGACAGTTCTTTGTTACTCTATCAATTTTAACATTTTCTACGTAACATTCTTTAGAGCAAAACATTTTATCATCATTTTCTTTGGCAAAGAATATTGTATTACACTGTTTGCAATTTCTCTTTGTCAAAGGAATTTTTTTACTTTCGTTTATTCCTCTATTACGACATTTAATGCTACAATATTTGCTTTTCTCTGCCCTAGAAGCAGCAACTTTATATTCTTTTCCACAAGACTGACAATTTTTCAATACAGGCATAAATCCTCCTTTTATTGTAATTAGGGGATTCAAGCCATATCTTTCTCCCTATTTTAAACTTTAGGAAAATGACTTTCTAAATCAAATTGTGAAACTTCAGCTTTATCTAGATGTAATAAAGGATTATAGTCATCTGTTTTATCTAGATTAAAACTGTCCCAAACTTCTTGAATACCACTCCGAAGGCTATATTGAGGCTGCCAATTTGTCTGTTTACGAATCTTGTTTGATGAAAGCCTATGGTTACCAAGATAATCAGTTTGAGGTTGCCAGGAGAAAACCTCCTGCATGTCTAAGCCACTAATTTCTTGCATAATATTGACAATGTCACGAGTTACACAAGGCGTTTCTGCTGCAACATTAAAGTCATCTTGCCAAAGGTCATGTGAAATAACAGACATTACACCATCACAAAAATCTTCAACATAAAGATAATCTTTAACTTTCATTGGATCGAGAAACATTTTAATATTAAGTCTACCATTAAGTGCTGAATATAGACCTTTTGCAATAAGAGAGTTCATGTCACCAATTCCACCAAATGCAAACAGTGGTCTAACAATATTCCACTTTTCACACATACCACGAATAATATCTTCAGCAGCAACCTTTTGACAGCCATAAAGTGTTGTTGGCTTTCTAGCAGAGTTTTCAACAATTTTATTTGTTTGATACCTAGCTGTATCATAAATAACTGTTGTTCCTGTATAACAAACTGCTACGTCACAAGCATTTGCTGCACGAACAATATTATGTGTTCCTGCAACATTACTTAATGTTGAATCAGAAGAGTTTAGTGCAACAACATCAGTTCCTACAACAGCTGCGTTATGAATAACAACGTCAATATCTAAGTCGTAAAAAGCTTTAATCCAAGTTTTTTCGCTATTACTATAAACGCAAGGCTCGCCAGTTTTTGGTCTTCTACTATCGAAATTTTTGTAATCATTTAAAGAAACAAATTCATGACCAAATTTTTCAATTGACTTAGGCAAATTTCTTCCAATAAAACCGGTTTCACCTGTAACAGCAATCTTCATTTAATATCCTTTTTTAGTTATTATACAATATAAAAGACTAATTTACAACACCACATACTTGTCTAACAGGAGACCAATGTGTAGTTCTTTTATCTGGAGTCTCTTCTTTGACTACTTGATTACCTAGCGTATCAATTTTTTTACTATAAACATTAAAAAAGTCTGTTGCTTCGCCTTCTTCATTATCGAAATTTGTATAAGTTTTAAGTGATGCACCTTGACTTTTATAAGATTCTCTTATCACTTGTAGTATAGCTAACTCTAGTCTCATTAAGTCTTTATCTGAAAGGTTTTTAATTTTTGAATGCGGATTAATTTTTGCCAGCCATAAACTTTCAGCTTTAATATAATTCCCTACACCACTTATAATATTTTGCTTCATTAAAACTTCACATATGTTTTTATTGTCTCTCTTTCTCATAATTTCAACAAAATTATGAGGCGGATTATTTAACATGTCTGGGCCGATTGTCTTAATTTTTTTTATTAAGTCTTCTCTTTCCTTTATATGAAAAGTTCCAAAGTTTCTTATATCATTAAAGTAAACATAGTCATCGTCACTAAAAGTTATTTTAATCCTAGAATGAGTTTTACTTACTCTTGACCAGCTACCTGTCATACCTAAGGTACTAAATATAATATTTTGCTGGAGCTCGAACCAAATAAATTTACCCTTGCAATTAACTGAAAGAAGTTTTTGTCCACTTAAAACATTTAAGTTTTGAATAGGTTTTTTAAGATACCTTCCACTAATTACATTAACTTCCTTAATAGTTTTATTTGCATATTGCTGATTTAGCTTATCAACATATAACTTAACTTCAGGTCCTTCAGGCATTTTTACTCGATTGCCAAGCTGTAAGGCTCAACAAGAAGGCTTTTTCCTGCAAAACATCTATCCATATAATCAGTTAGTTGGTCCATACTTGTACAAACTTTAATTCCACTTTTTGCTAGCATTAGATTAAATTTAGCGCTAGGAGGAAGACCTGCACAATAATATACAATAGGTTTACCATGTGCATATGCATATCCAGCTTCCCAAATAGTTCCAATATCTTTATCACGTGTATTTACAAAAACAAAGTCTGCTGTCTTAATATGTTCTAGATTTCCTTGAAATGTTTGCTCTTGAACATGTTGCGGAGCATTTGGAGGACAAACAAATATTTGTCTTGGAGCCGCCAAGTCAATTTGTGCTAAGTTACCAAAGTACTCTTCAAGTTCATCTAACTCTTTTGAAGCTTCTGGTGAAAACCATCCGCTCGCAAGATAAATTTTCCATTGACGATCTCCAGGTAAAGAAATAATATTAGACATATTAAGCATTCTCCTCATTTAGTGTTGTACGAATATCATTAATTGCTGTAACATCAGCATCCCATAGGCGTGTAAAAGACTTTTGAAAAGGTTGGCCATCTGTTCCGTTAAGAGCTTCACGACGACAAGGATAAATTGTATCTTGCTCGTGATAATCAAACGAGTCATTTTTTGGCTCAGGCTGATAAAGGTTTGTTCCTTTGCTTGTCCAAACATCTCCTTCCTTTACACGAAAAGTCTTAATATAATGCACATCAGGACGATCAAAGTCAAGGACAGTTGAAAACTCTGGAATACGCTCACAAATAAGACGCGCCATTTGAGTTGCAAGAATATTATCAACTTCAGGCTGAATTTGTACATCTTGACGTTGTCGAACTAGACCAATTAAATCCTTAATATTAAATCTTGCGTAATAAAAAGATGTAAGACATTTAGGAAGAATGACACGAGCATCCATCATTGATACAACTTTTGAATCAACCATATCAGCGTAAAGCTGCTTTGTTTCAAAAACAAGATTTCGATATCTTTCGTAAAATTCTGGAGAGTTTTCAATTGACTCTGGAACAACTGCTGGATCATCACGAAGATCGCGATCACCTGTGCATTGTGCTGCAAATGAACCTGCACGATGGCGAATAAGGTGTGTTACAGTCTGTAAGGAAATACCACTAATTCTAAACGTAAAACCAAGACATTCCATAGGGGTAGGAAGAGCTCTAAAGTTAAGTACATCAATAAGATTAAGTGACTTATCACGTACAGAAACATTGTCAGGAGAAGACTGCCAAGGGTCATCAGCCCAAGTTGCTTTTGTATAACACCATGCAACATCATGAGCTTGTTCTCTTGTAGGTGCATCAATTAACTCTACCTTAAGTGCATCCAAATTGTTTTGAAATGCTGTATTGCAAGACTGTCCAAACTTAAGGTCCATTGGAAGAGTAATTGGGTTAATATTATTATTTAACGGCATAAAATTTCCTTTTATTGATTACATCAATATATTAATAAAAAAAAATCAAATTTACAAAATATTTTATATTTAATGTAGAAAACTATTAGCTATTTCTAAAACTCTAGAGTGCATATTTTCTAAAGAAGTATCAATAATATAATCTTTTCTTTTCGGATGTTCTAAAATAGACTTATTATATTCATAAATTGGCATTACTACAGGCACATCATGATTTGCATATTCACTTGTATGTTTTGGTGAATCATCAATAGCAAATTTAAATCTTCCGTCTAGATAGAATTTTTGTTTTGCTAGCCAAATATATTTTTCAAAAGAAAAGTTTAGTTTATCAAATGTAATGCTACTGTTAAGAAGACTCTGAAGAGTTTGATATTTACATCTTAAATTTTTCTCTGGTCTACTTGTAAGTAATTGTATTTCATATCCTAAGTCACTAAGCATACGAGTCATTTCTGAAGCGTTTTTAAGCGCAGGAATAGATAGTAAACCATCTTCTTTTATAAAGTCTTCAAAAACTGTTTCAGGACTTAGCCCTATTTCTTTAACTGCAATAGAAGAGTAATATTGGTCAGAATTGTCATCAATATAAACGTTATAATTATTTCTAATCCATTCGTTGAATGTAAATCTAAAGCTAAGCAGAACATCATCAATATCAATTACAACAACAGGTTTATTTGAACTTTTATATTTAACTTTTTTATGCAAGTAATTATCTCTATGATTAAAAGCATTTAAAAAAGTATTTTCATTAATGTCACATAAATTCAATAAAGCTAATAAATATCTAAATGTGTCTACAGACTTATATAAAATTTTACCTTTATCAATATTATATTCTTTTTTATCATAAAATTTATAATTAGTTGAAGAAACTACTTGTGACACTTCATTATGTAAAGACAATGAAAGAGTTTTTATCATTTCTTCTTTTTCTTTTAAAGACATGTTGTCTTTGTCATAGAAATATTTAGAAAACTTTTCTTGTAATTCTAGGTAATTTTTTAAATCCATTTTCACCTCTAATTAAATTATAGAGGCCAAATTATAATTTTATAAACTTAGTCGTCTATTTCGTCAAAAAGAACTTTTAAATCTTGAACTTGACTGTGTTCTAATTGTTCAAGCATAATATTTTTAATTCTATTAAATTCTGAAATTGTAATTTTATAGTCTGTAGATATTACAAGAAAATAGTAACAAACAAGTATACTCGCCATTTTTATCTGAATACTTGTTGCAGAATCATCTAAAGAGTCTTGTCCTGTTATATTATTAGCAACACCTTTTAAAAACAAGTTAATTGAAGATGGATTTTTATGTGTTGCTATATTATTAATTAAACTAGTTAATTCAGAGTCAACTTCAGACTTACTTTCATTGTCAAGGTCTAACTCTGTTTCATTATATTCAGAACTTTCTAGTTCGTCTTGTAATATACTTTTTAATTCTTCTTTTAAAAATACTTCAAGTAATTTTTTATTCGCTTTCATTATAAAACCTTTTATACGCGTAATTTAATTTTTCAAAAACAATATCTTTGTTATAATTATCATTTTCTAAATACTTTAAGTAATAATTTTCTATATCTTCTTTTGAATATTTTAAATGATATAAAGTATTAATTTTTTCAAAATAAAGACGTGTAATAAAGTCTTTATTATTTTTTATTTTTTCGTCATAATGAAAAATTCTATAATATGCTTTTATTAATTCAGGAGCAACGTTAACACAAAACTCTCTTTTGAAATGATAAAAATCGTCTAAGTTACCTTTGTAGTTTCCTCTTATGAGGATAATACCATCATCAATATCATCATCATCATTTTTCTTATCACTAAAAAAACAATAAAAACTTTCAATAAAAACAAATTTATTTTTTGAATCCGTAATATTAAATACAAAGTTTCCTTCAAAAGATAAAAGTGTATTTAACATTATATTATAGCTATTGAACTTAAATTTTTCTTCAAATTCTTTTTGAAAAAAGCTATTTTCAACTAAAATATGTGAACAGTCATTATCAATATTAAAACTAATAGAACATTTTTCAAAAAGACCTATATTATTTAAAAACATAGGTGTAAGTTTATCAAATAAGTCTATGGCAAGCAGTGAAAAGCTATCATCTGTAAACATAAATTTTTGTAAGCTTTTTTCACTGATTATATTCATTAGTACTTATTACTTAGTCTATCTCTAATTATCTTGTCTTTTTTAACAAAAGCTTTATAGAAGTCGTCTTCATTAAATCCTGAGAGAATCATTAGTGAATAAAAGTAGTTAAAAGCATCGATTATTTCTTCTAAAAACTCTTCCTTATCAACTTCAGGAATTTCATGTACTCTATGTGATTTCCAATTTTTTAAATGACCTAAAGCCTCAAACATTTCTTCAACACCTTTAAGTGCTGTTTCTCGCAAGACTTTTTGAGAAGACTTTTTAGAAATATCTAGTGGCCATGATTCTTTATAAACTTCATCGTGATGTTTTCTAATGAGATTCATAAAGCTTTCTCTAGATTTAAATATTTCTTTTAGCCTGTCAGCCATCAAAAACCCCTTTTTCTTGATTAGACACGTCTTCTTGCTCTATTTGTGCAACTAATTTATCAATATTCTCATTAAATTGTAATAAATAATTTTCATCAATACAAACTTTGTTATCCTTGATAATAAGTTCTACTAGTCTAAAGTTATCTGTAATGTCAGTTCCTGAAAGTATTGCCATTTGAATTAATTTCACAAAGTGCGCAATTGTATTATCATCTAATCTATGAGACATATTTTCTCCTTATACTATAATTGGTAGTCTTCTATTAATCTGATTATCGCTATGTTCTACTATTTTTACCATATCAACACCATCAACAGTTTTAAATGACTTTAATACTTTCATCATAACTTCTGAAGAAGAGGCACTTTTGTCAACGTGCTTTGGTATATAAGAAACTTCTAATTGAACTGCTCTTTTACCATCCGGCGAAATAATATCTGATACTTTGTCAGTTTGCCTTACAGTTACAATTCCTGGCAAAGCTCTCATGTCTGTCGTAATATCTAAAATAGTAGGGTCTTCTACTTCTTCAATTTTAACTCTACATCTTACTGTTATATAGGTCAAGTCTTTGTGACCTTCTTTTAATAAATTTGTCATTATTTAAACCTTTCTATATAACATATATATTTTATTTAAACTCTTAAATCTCTATACACGTTAGTTGCGTAAGGCCAAATATTTACTATAATTTCTAGCATGCTTTTTGCTAATTGTTGAATCTCCCATTGTGCCCCTTCATGTATTCTTAAGTCAATAAACTTTAGTATATTATTTAAGTTTGCTGTTGCGTAATATTTTGTGTAAAGGTTTTGTGGAAGAATCATTCGTGCTTGTTCTCTAGAAACACCTTTTTTAACTAGTTGATTATATAATTCTAGTGAATCCTCGCAATGTTCATGAATAATATCAGACGCTTTACCTTCACCACCAAAACCTGCTAAAATATTAGGATTTACTAAATCATCTGTAGAAGCTTGTCGATTTGACTTTGATTGCATTCTAAAAGAACTTGGATAGTAAAACTTCATGTCATAGTCAGTATATCTTCTACTAATTTCATTATAACTCCACGTTCGATGACGATGATGCTGTGAACGAATAAACAAAGGAACTTCAATAATAAATGTTGCAAAATTATGTTCTAGAGTAGATGTATGCTTATGCTTAATAAGATACTTAATTAGCTTTTTATCTCTATCATCTAAAGATGATTTTTCAACGCCAAAAGATACTCTAGCAGCATTTACAATTGTTAGCTCGTCACCCATACATTGAACTAAGCTAATATGACCAATATTATCATCATAAAGATATAGTTTTTCTTTTATCATTAATTCCTCGTTTATTTACGTCTTTATTATATAATATTTTTTTATATTTTATAAGCCGTAATATAACTTTTCAGCCCAAGGAATAACATCCCATTTTTTTGCTGAAATATTATGATGCCCTACAATGCTATATTTAGCTGCGTCTGATACTGACATTACATCAAAAGTCTCACAAACAGGCTTATCATCTAACTCTACTGCATATCGAAGATCAGCAAGAAATTCTCTACAAAACTTAGTAAACTTATCACTAATCATCATGTATTCTTTGACAGGCACTCTGTCATGGTTATTATCTACCATATATGAACTAGGATAAAACTTTTGTGTTTTGCTTTGATATTTTGGATGTGGATGCATACAAATATCAATGCCAATTGAATATTGATTAAACTTACCTGCGTGATATGCTGATAGACCTGTATCTAAACATTGTAGAATTTCAAACTCTTCTGTCTTCGGGTTTGTCCCTACAAGGAAATGAGACGAAACATGTCTTCCTGTTGCATTATTAAAAACTCTATAACAATGTCTAGCATTAAGACCGCCCCAATGAACACAAATAGTTTTAGGTGTCATACGTCTTGAAGACCAGTTTTGTGTACCATCAGCTAGTTCATATAGTGAAAGATCATGATTGATCTTATAAGTTGCACCTGATAACGGTACTACTTTTCCCATATGAAAAATAACTGGCGACTCATAGTAATCTAATACTTTTTGATGTGTTGCAGGACCATATACACCGTCAGGTGTTGCACCAACTTCTTCTTGAAGAGTTTTAACATAGTCTTTGTCTTTATTTAAATGTTCAAATTGTTCCATTGTTTATCCTTTTATACTAAATCAATATCTAATATTATTTTAATGTTCATTGTTGGCAATTTTTTATGATTGATAAGATTACATTTGACAGCTTCGTCTGGTTCTAAATACCAATCAACGTGACCTTTTTCATGAATTTTTTCCAAAAAATAAGTATCGTGCTTACCACAGTTTCTTGCCATCATAGTAAAAACTTTTTTATTAAGTCGATCTGATTCTGCAGCATCTGCTTTTAGTTCTTCAACTTTACCAAATGATGCTGATGACACATCATGTATCATAATTGTTGCATCCGGGTCCATATATCTATGACCATCAGCACCAAAAGATGCAAGAATGGCGCCACAAGACATTGCTTTACCCGTTACAATAGTTGCAACTGGTAGAGTTGCATCTTTAATTGCAGAAATCATTGACATAAGAGAATATACTTGCCCGCCATAAGAATCAATAATAATTGGAACAACTTTTTGCCCAGTATTATGTGCTATTGACATACTACTTCTAAAGTTTAGCGCTGCTGCTTCGTTAAAGTCATTAACTTGAATAATAATCGGGTCTTTTCTAAGTTCAATTTCTTTAATGTTTTTATCAATATCATGCAAACATCTCATATATACCTGCCTTTTGTAAGCATATTATAAGATGAAAGAGGTCTTTTTATACTTTTATTAAAACTTTTTTAGTTCATCAATAGTCATTCCACCAACATGACGTTTTGTTTCATTTCCACTATCTAATTTAATAAATGTTGGAACAGAAGCTACTTGATAATGACCAAATACATTTACATCTTTTACTGCGTCAAATAAAAAAATATTAAGCTCTTTTGAAAGTTCTTCTGTCAAGGCTTCTTTTACTTTTTTGCAAGGTGCACACCAAGGTGAATTAAAAAATAAGATGCCACTTTCAATATTATTCATTAAACTACCTCACTACTTTCAATTGTGTCCCAACCCCAATTATCTCCACTCATTCCCATTGCTGAATAATCTGTTACAGTTCCTTCAAAGAAGTTTTTAAAGCTATCACCATTTAATACCCAGTCTAACCACGTGAGAGGATTTTCTTTAATTCCAAAGTTAGGCTTAAGTCCTAACTGGATAAGCCTTCTATCAGCAAGGTATCTAATATAATTTTTAACTTCTTGCGCTTTTAAACCTTCAACAGTGCCCATATCATAAGCTAAATCAATAACTTTATCTTCTAAGTCTACAGCATCTCTATACATCTGATAAACTTCAGACTTAAATTTATTATTAACTACTCTAGGGTGTTCTTTTAAAAACTCTCTAAAAAGCTGAGTCATGCCTTGAACATGCATTGTTTCATCTCTAATTGACCATTCAACAATTTCACACATACCTTTCATCTTACCAAATCGCTGATAATTTAAAAGCATAACAAATGCTGAAAAGAGTGACATGCCTTCATTACAAGCAGACTGCGCCAAAGCTTTTGCTAAACCTTTAAGAGTAGATACATCGTTATCTTGCATAAATTCAATTTTATCTCTTAACTGCTCATATTCAAGAAAAGCACTGTACTCTTCTTCAGGAAGACCTAACGTATCGTTAAGAAGAGCATAACTACGTTGATGTGTGCCTTCACGGTTTGCAAAGCTTAATAGCATACTCCTAATTTCATTGTTTTTAAATTTAGGAATAAATAAATCACAATAATTACCACCTACTTGAACATCACTTTGCGTGAAAAGTCGTAAAATCTGTGTAATATGACTTTTTTCTATTTCTGATATTTTGCCTCCTTTCCATTGATTTACATCTTCTTGTAGCTTTGCTTCCCACGAACCCCAGTGAATCTTTTCATGAGACTCTGCAACTTCCATTGCCCAAGGATATTTAAACGGCTTATATGTTTCATTGTACTTTAGTAATGACATTTTTCTTTCTTATCCTTCACAGCTCAAACATTCATCATCTTGAAAGTCTTGAAGCTTATTTTGCTTAATTTTTTCACTAACTTTTTCTGCACTTGCCCCTGTATTTGTACGTAGGTAATACAAACCTTTTAATTTCTTTTTCCAAGCTCTTAAATGAACGCTATTAACAAAAAACTTATCAGTTCCTGCAGGAAAGAACAAATTAACACTTTGCCCTTGACAAATAAATTCTTGTCTATCAGCTGCATGGTCTACAACCCATCTTTGGTCAAGTTCAAATGCAGTCTTAAATACTTTCTTTTGCCAAGCATTAAAAACATCTAAGTGTTGAATACTACCTTCATGTAAGATAATACTTTGCCATGTATCATTATAAGTTTTTAAAGTAATTTTTTCTTCATCTAAAAGATTTAAAAGTATTTTATCAATATAAGGATTTTTTACAAGATAACTTCCAACTCTTGTTCTATGAGTAAAAGCATTACTCTTCCAAGGCTCAATAGAAGGCGATGTTACAGCAATAATAGAAGAATTAGCATTAGGAGCAATAGCAAGTAAGTGAGAATTACGAACTCCATAACCTTCAGCATCAGGGCAGTCACCTCTTTCTTGCGAGAGCTTTTTCGTTTGCTCATGTGCTCTTTCCTTAATTTGAGTAAAGATTTGAACATTTAAACCTTTTGCTGCTACAGACTCCCACGGAATATTTTTACTTTGTAGCAAAGAATGAAAACCCATGGCACCCAGACCTAGACTTCTTTCTCTAAATGCAGAATATCCTGCCTTCATTAAACCATTCATGTTTTGAGTTTTATCAATAAAGTATTGCAATACATTGTCAAGAAAAGTTATTAAGTCTTCTACAATAGTTGTATCTTTCCACTCTTCATACTTTTCTAAGTTTAACGAGCTTAAGCAACAAACTGCACTTCTATCTTTCCCAGTAGGAAGATGAATTTCATTACATAGATTGCTACCATGAATTTTAAGACCTAAATCTTTTTGATAGTCTGGTAGTTGTCTATTTGCTTCGTCGATAAAATTAAGGTAAGGTTCGCCTGTTCTAAATCTAGTTATAAGAATTCTTTGCCATAAGTCTCTAGCTTTAACTGTGTCTCGAACTGTGCCATCATTTGGATCAAGCAAATTCCAGTCTTTGTTTTTAATAACTGCGTCCATAAAGTCATCTGAAATGTTTACAGCATTATGAAGATTAAAACACTTTCTATTTACGTCACCACCTGTAGGTAGTCTAATATTTAAAAACTCAATAATATCAGGATGAGAAACATCCATATATGCTGCATAACTACCTTTTCTTGTTTTACCTTGACGATATGCTGTCATATCTGCATCAACTGTCTTTAGAAAAGGCACTGGTCCAGGAGATATTTCGCTATTGCTTCTAATACTTGACCAATGTCCGCCAACCCCTCCACCTTTAACACTCATCCACCTGAGTTCTTCACTATGCTCCATTAGTCCTTCAAGACTGTCGTCTACGTATGTTAGAAAACAAGAGATAGGAAGACCTCTAGAAGTAGAATTCATACTAGGCGCATTTGATAAAATAGGTGAAGAAAACATAAACCACTGCTGTGAAGCATAGTCATATATTCTTTGAGCTAACTCATTGTCATCTCCACAAAATGCTAGTGCTGCTCTCGCAAAAGCTTCTTGCGGCGACTCTTCTCCTTCTTGCATATAATAATTTTTGAGCAAGTCAATTGAAAACTTATTTAAGTTTTTATCTCTTTCTTTATCGATAGTAATAGTATGATAATTTTCCACATTGTCCCCTTAGTCTGAACTTCCAACTTGGCCATCTTGACGTTGTGCGGAAGTTGTTAGTTCTACATATTCTTCTTCAGATACGACCTTAAAGTCATTGTCACATTTGACTACTACGATCTGAAATGGCAATTTATTTTTTTCATAAATAGTATAGACGTCACTTCCCGTATTTATACAATTTACAAAAATTTCTCCTGTATAACCGCTATCAATAACACCAGCACGAACTTTAAGAGGAGTTTTTGATACAGACCCTCTTTCTTGCACTAAAGCTACGTAACCTCTTGGGACATTGATTCTTATTCCTGTCGGAATTAAAACTTTTTGTAAGATTTTATCAGCTTCTGACTTATAATTTGAAGGTCTAATGTGAATTGTTGGTCCGCAATTAAATAAGTCTAATCCTGCACTTTCACCTCCATACGCAGGAATATAGTCAGACAGAGGATTAATATCCTTACTTTCTAGAATTTTAATTAAATCTTGACTTAAACAAATGCTAACCATTATCTTCCTCCGTTAATTTCTTTCCATTTTGTTTTTAGAGCATTTTTCATATCATTATTATCTTGTGCAACAGCTTCATTTAATGTAAGTTCAGTATCATCTAAAATTTTAAATTTAGAACGAGCTGTATCAATACTTAAAGGAAACAAAAGACCATCACGTCCAGCACGATTCTTAGCAACAAAGATTCTTCCACTACCATCAGCTTTTTCTGTAGGTTTACGACTAATAGAAAGTACAATATCAGCAACCTGTGCTTTGCCATATGCTTCAGACATATTTTCTAGGCCAACAATATCAGATTTAGCAGAATCTTTATTTGCCTGTGATGCTGTCCAAATAGGAACGTTAAGGTCAGATGCAAGGTTACGAAGTTCTGTATAAATAAGCTTTAGTTCATGTCGAAGTGAGTCATAAGCTCTTGTTGATTTCATAACATCAGCATAGTCTACAACAATAACTGAAGGTATAAAACCTTTTAACATTAGCTTTTCAATATGACTTCTAATTGTTATTACAGATGCACCCCCTGTAGGATATTCTTTAATAACAAGACGCCCTAAGTCCATATCCTTGTATTTAGCAATAACTTCATCTTTTCTTTCAATTACTTCGTTGCTGGGTATATTACAAAGATTTGAATCGTATCGTTTGCCTGTTTCATGTTCAGAAAGCTCAAAGGTATAATGCACAACGTTTTTACCAACTCGCATTGCTGAACAACCCATTTCTACCAAGAAGTGAGATTTACCGACACCTGTATTTGCTGCAATAACACCCAACTCACCTCTACCAAGGCCTCCTCGAAGAATATCTTGAGCATCTAATCTTGACAGACCTGTTGGGCACACTTGTCGATTAATTGCTACAAATCTTGCTTCAAGGTCTTCAAAGAAGTCATGTCCATTGCTATTTGGAAGTCCAACTGATACAGCATTTTTCATAATATCAACAACGTGCTCATATTTATCAGTCTGAATTAGCTCTACCGCTTGCTCTAGTGCTTCTTTAAATGCTTGTCTTTTACAAAATTCTAAAGACTTTTCTTTAACATATTCAATATCACACATGTCAGGATTTGTTTTCATCCTGTGTAGATATTCAATAATTTGATCGCGAAGTGCAACTTCTTTGCTATTAATAAGCTCGTCTTTAATAATTGTTACAAGCAGTGAAAGAGTTGGAAAAGACTTGTATTTACTAAAATACATGAAGTACTTTTGACATAAGAACTGAAGGTACTTAATGTCAAAGTATTCTGGTGTCATAACTTCAACCATTTGTGCTGCCCAGTCCTTATCAGAGAGCATGCTTTGAAATACTTTTTCTTGAAATACTTTACCGTACTTAGAGAACGTTTTTGTTGTCATTCGTTTTCCTAATAATTTAGAGTAGACTTAATTGAAAATAAGAATCCATTAACATCGAATTGATTTAATCCTTCACGTATCATAATACGCATTAAATCTAATTTATTTTCCTTTTTTTGACTTTGATTATATTGCTGTTTTATAGAATTTATTTGTGACCAAGATAAACATCCTGCGTCCAAATACATTAGTTTCCAGTTTTTTTCAATTCTATTTTCATTCTGCTTTATTTCGGTTAAAAGCTTTAGTTTTTTATCAATGGCACTTGCTTTCTTAATTACTTCAGTAACTGAAATGAATTCATCTTTTTTTAATTCAGGAAAATATTTTGTCATTGTTTTAAAACCAGCACCTTTGACACCTTTAATACCATCACTTTGATCGCCTGAAAAGCACCTAAGTGTACAAAAATTTGATGCTGATACTCCCCATCTAGACAATACTTCATCTTTGTCAATTATCTTTTTTTGATTAGGTGACCATATAACAATATTTTCATCTATAAGCTGGTAATAATCTTTATCAGAAGTAACCAAAATTTTACGCTGACCAGCATTTTCATTCTTGCAAATATAACCAATTATGTCATCGGCTTCACAATCATTTACATATATCTGTGTAACTGGAACATATCGTAAAATTTCAATTAATATTTTAAGCTGATTATCTCTGTTGTCTTTTGTATCGTATCTATCTGAATAATAGCCTCCTCCACGATTTAGCTTTACAGGTCTTTTTCCTAGTTTGTAGTTAGGCTCAATTGACCTTCTTCTTGATGAGCCTCCTCCTTCCCAGACAATTATAATTTTGCTTGGTCTAAATTTGTCTGCTAAAGTTCTAATGTTATACAAAAACCCCACAATTCCTCCGCACTGCGTGTTATTAAGAGAAACTGTGGGGTTTGCACAATAATGTCTCATAAATACATTGAGGCCATCAATGTATATTTCTGGTTTCATTTTACTCCAAACCACTCACATCAATGTGTTCAGCAATTGCTGATACTTCTTCATATGACTCTGCATCAATACTAATATCTTCTTCAGTTACTCTTGATTTAACCATTACTTTTTCTAGGAGTGCGTCAATATAAGGCTTTGTCTCTACACCCTTCATAATCTTATCAAACTCTGCTTTATAAAATTTCTTTTCAAAAACAATCTCACCATCAAGAGTCGCTACAGATAAATGTTTCCATGCACCATTTCCTGAGACTTCTACAACATGTTCATCAATTGTTTCTGCACCATGTTTTCTTAGAATATCAAATACTTCTTCGTGCTCTTTAATACCAATACCAAAATGAATCTGAAAATTAGTTGTTCTAAAAGGTGCTGTTACTTTGTTTTTAATTGTTTTTGCTGAAACGTTTATACCAATTGGTTCTTTATCTTTATTAAGAATTGCAGAGCCTGCACCTAACTTTATACGAACTGAAGAATGGAAGGGAATTGCCATTCCACCAGGTGTAGTTGTCGGGTCACCATACATTACACCTACTTTTGTTCTAATTTGATTTAAACAAACCATAAGAACATTTTCGTTAGCAATAACGCCTGTAATCTTTCTCATACCTTTTGAAATAGCACGTGCTTGAAGACCAATACTTTCTTTATCATAATCACCAACAAGCTCTGCCCGAGGCGAAGAAGCTGCAACAGAGTCCCAAATAATAGTAACAGGAACATCTTTTTGCATCGCTTTTGCTTTAAGTATAGTACTTTCAGCAATAGAAAGAACTTCTTCAGTACAATGTGTATCTACATAAACAAATCTCTTATTTATATCTACACCAAGTGCATTAAGATTTTCAATACTTGTTGCATTTTCAGTGTCAATATAAACAACGATACCACCCATATGTTGGGTTGACCTAGCAATTTGTGTTGCAATATGTGACTTACCAATAGATGGAGGACCAAAGATTTCAACAATACGACCTTCTGGAAGGCCACCGTTTTTTCTATTAGAAACAATATAGTCTAATAGTTGTGAGCCTGTGCTAATCCATCTGTTGACATGTGTAGGTGATTCGTCTGTACTAAGATTATATGCTACACGATTTCCTCTTTCTTTGTTGAGTGCCTTAATAAGGTCAGACGTAAAGTCTTCAGCTTCAAAATTTGTCTTAACTTCTGCTTCTGATTTCTTTTTTCTTGCCATATAAAAATACCTCTTTTATAGAGGTATTTTATCAACGAAGAACCTAATTTACAAAATTAATTAGAAAGGTGATGAACTATCTTCGAGGTCAGCAAAAGCATCATCAAGTGAAGAATATTTTGATGAAACAGAACTGTCGTCAGAGAAGCCTTGACTAGATGAGTCACTTTGACCTTGTGAAGAAGAAGAAGAGCTGCTACTATTGCTACTGCTGCTACTGCTACTACCACCTCGTGTAGTACCTTCGCTTTCATCATCACCATTAAGCCATGCATTTACAATTCGCTCTAACTCTTCATAAGACTTAAGATCATAAAGATCATCAACATTTGGTACGTTACTTAACCATTTATTTGTCTGGTCACCTGACTCAGATAGCGGTGTTGACTTTGGGCGAGGACGAACTTCAGTTGTTGCCCACATTTTACCTGGTGCTTTAAAGCAGTTAACACGAATATCGTTGCCATCACCTGGGTCAGTAATATCACCATAATCTTCGTCAAGCATATAGTTTAGAAGTGACTGGTAGATTTGTTTACCAAATGCCCACAGACGAACGCCTTTATCTTCTTCGCCACGAACAACAACTGGTGCAAAACAACGCATCTTTGGATAAAGCTTTTTAGCTAGCTCATAACTTTCTTTGCTACCATCCTCACGAAGCTTATTAATAAGCTCTTGGATAGGGTCTGCTTTTCCAAACTGGTAAGGTGCCAATAGGCCTGGATTGTTGCCGATGTTGTAGTAGAACATTAGCTCTTTAAATGGTTGACCGTCATTGTCTGGATAAGCGATAAGTCGAATGGTTGTCTCTTCACCTTCTTCAGGGCGCCAAAGAATATTACGTTTGCTATTTGCACCACTGAGCTGACCAAGTTTACGTCGAATAGCGTCCATATCGATTGCCATATTTTTCTCCTTTTAAATGTTTAAATGTTTTATTTAGTAACTGTTTAATTTATTAATTTTTTATCCAGTCACCTAATGGCGACCATATAATATATTTATTTTATCTATTTTACAATCAAAGTTTAATTTTTGTTTTAAGGTAATATTTGTTGAATTTTATCTGATAATGTTTGTGATTGTGGTGTTGCAAAGCTATCATCTTCTTTTACAGTATATAAGTGTCTACTATTACTAGCACTTTTACTAATATACGTCATTGCTTCGCCATATTTTTTTGTATCGTCTTCTTCAATTGCCTGCAATAAGATAATACAGAACTTTTTAAAGTCTCTAGGCGACATAAATGTTCTTAAGTTTTTATGTAATACATCTTTTTCATTTAAGAACATGACGTATTTTAATACTTTATAACCAAAGCTAACTTTGCCTACTGGGTTTTTAACATAATCATGTAATAATTTAGCTCTTCCACTATAAGAAGATGCATATGCGCTAGATATGGCGTATTCACCTTCATAAGAGTTAGGCTTTAATTTAAATTCAGCGTAAATTGATGATTGAATTGCTTGTAATTCATTGTAGTCTTGAAATGGAAGTTTCATAAAAATAGTTTCGCCATCAGGTGTTGTTATGTTAATTGCAACACCTTCTATTGGACTTTCGCTATTTAATATTGAACCACCATATATCTCTTTAACAAGACTCATTAATTCAGAAGAAACTTCTCTTTTAACAAAAGATTTAAATCCTTTATCAGGAGCTTCTTCAACTTTCGTAATTAAACTTCTAACTTTGTCAGAAACTTCTTGTGACATATTATCTAAAGGTGACTTTTTAATATCTTCTGAAGTAAAGAATTTTAGTCTTATGCCTCCACCAACAGGGCCTGATAAATTACTTGCATCTTGTTGCGAGAAGTCTCCTTTAAATACTGCAACCATTATTGTTCCACGTGGAACCTTATAAGCTATATAATCAGGCTTTTTATGGTCAGGTTTAATGACTTCCATTGCAAATTCTTTTTTCTCGTCAGGAGCAAGTTTAGAATATTTCATAAAAGCTCTTTTAACATGTCTAGAAGAGCCAGATGAATGATAAAATCTTCTTCTAAATATATTTTGTCCTGCTGCGTCATAACCTTCTTTTGTTGCAGTATAGACTTCGTTACCTTTTGAAGTTCCTTTTATACCTACATGAATTGCTTGACCACTTATTTTTTCTGTTATATCAAATCCATAGCCTTCAGTTGTATCTCTTAACATATGTTTTAGTAGAGAAACTATATGCTCTTTTTTTAAGTCTTCCATTCTAGGAGTTTTTGCTTCAAATAAAAAACTTAAAGCTTCAATTAGACTTTTCTTTTTTGGAACTGGATAATTGCTATTACTAAGAGCTTTTTTAGATAAGCTGCTCATTTTTTTAGGTTTGCTATTTGCATTCTTGTATTTAATTTTTCTAGTTGTTCTTCCTTCTGGAGGATATTCTGCTCTAGCACCTAAAGGCAAAGCTGAAGTTGCAATAGAACCAGCTACAGAGGCTTCTTCAAAAGATTCGCTTGACTCTTCACTTGACTCTTTGTCTTCAGCTTCGTAAGTGCCACATTCATCTTTGCTTATTTCTTCATGGATTTTATTTAATAATCTTTGATATAACGACATAATTAACCTCTATGTTAATTATTATTTAAAATATGCTCCTTAGCTACTTTAATTAAATAAACTAAGCCTTTTTTCTCGCTGCTATAAAAGTTATTTTCTTCTACATTTTTTGAGTTTGAAAGTAAAATTGATAGCCACTCGTCTCTCTCTAGAAAGACTCTATAGTGCTGAAGCAGATATAATGTTTTATGAGGAATTGTCATTTTAGGGCAGTCTTCATTCCAGACATAAAGTTGACCAAGCTTTTCTCTATGCCAGTCTGATTCTTGAAGTTTATATGTATCGTTATTTAAGTCTCCAACAACACCAATATCACAAAGTAGTGAAGTTAAAAATATGCTTTTTGCTGAACAGTTTAGGTTTAACGTTGCATTTAGCTCTCTGACAGTTCTTGCCAAGTCTAAGGAATACTCAATAAAACCACCGGGGCCAACATATTTGTCGCCTTTCTTTGTATGAAATGTGCATTCTACAATTCTTTGCTGTTGCTCATTTAACATTGTATTAATGTTATGGTCTGATATTCTTCCTAAAAGTGAACTATACTTTTCCCAAAGCTCTTCAATGTTTCTTTCCATTTTACCTCACAAATTTAACTTTTAACAGACATTCGATGTCTGTCTTATAAAATACTCATATCCAAATAGAAATGTCCAAGATTTGCAATTTCGTATGGTTTATCGATATAACTTTTTACCTTGCCTAGCTGGCAGCTGCTTACATCCAAAATAAGTGCATCATGAAGAATAAAAAGCGGAGAAATTAAGTCTGATTTTAAATCATTTACAAACTGATAAAAATATTGCAAAGATATATCTACACAAGAACTTTGAATATAATTGTTGTATATAATATTTTCTTTATCAGAATTAATTGTTAAAGGTCTACCAAAATAATTTCGTGTATATCCCCATTTATCTTTTGTAGAAAACTTTGACCTTGTGTTTTCTAAGTCAAAATAATTCCAAACCACTTCCATTATTTGTTTTGACCTTTCAAGAGACAGTTTATCAAGTCGTTTGTCTTTTGTAGAACCATATAATGATGAAAGAACTGCTTGCTTTATAACTGACCGGTCAACAACAATATCAGTTAAACTAGATATTTCATTGTACACATCTTTTTCTACGTTATTGTTTGTAATCGCTCTTGCAAATCTTGGTTCAAGAGATACAAAGTCAACATTAATAATTTTACCGCCTTGGTGTCTAGATTTAATAATAGACCTATATCTTCTTGGCAGTGTTAAAATACTTGGGCCTTCTTTGACTGTTAAACGACCTGTTGATGTGCCTTTTAAATTATAGACAACTTTGTTTGCTTTACCACCTTTAGGTTCAAAAGTTTTTAGGTTTGATAAAATTGTTTCGTTTTTTTCAATATTTTGGAATGTTTTTAAAGCAAGGCCATCAATACTTGTTCTTTCTAAGTTATCTAATAGAATAATATATTTTTTAAATAAAGCATTATAATTCCAGTCCTTATCTTTTTCTTCTATAATGACTTTTTGTTCTTTTAAAAAAGCTTGAAATTCTTGTTGTTTATAATCAGGAATTGTTTCTTTTAATAGTCTAAAGTCATTTGTAAAGTCTGATAGAAAGCTAGTATATTTTGTCCACTCATTTAAACTAATATCATATGGTATATCAAACATATTTTTATATTATGCATTGATTTTCTATTTTACAAAATTAGTTATCTCTAGTATTTGTATACTGAGTTCTAACTAAAGAGTCCAAAAAGCGTGACTGATTTGATAATAACTGATCTATAAATTTGTTTTCTCTAAATTCAAAAGATGCGTCTAATAGAATTACTTGCCAGGAAGGATAATTTAAAAATTTATCATCATCAGGTCTAGAATTAACCAACCTCTCCATTTCTTCAAGGTTAAAATTAATTTTATTTATAATGCCTTCCTCCCTATAAACATAAACTGGCCTTAGTTCTTCTGTTATAGGTAAATCATCATCAATTCTCTCTATTTCATCTAAAGAAATAACTCTTTTATAAACAGTAATATTTCTATTATTATTTATAATATCTTCAATCATAGCTGAATTTTGATTTCTTAAGCTTTCATCCATTAGCTCTATTTTAAACTCAATTGATTTTTTTAAGTTAAATTTAAATCTTGTTCTCGAGCCTCTATTTAATTTTTTAAAAACAAAATTTTCAGGTGATAAGTTTAAAATAATCCTGTAAACCTTAACATCATGATAGAAAACTATATATTCAATGTTAATAAAACTTTCTAAACTATCAAAAGGAATGTCTTGACCAGGCTTTATCTTAAATAAGTCTTCAGTATTATTCACCTCTGGCCCAAACGTCCTTACAGTTTCGCCTCTAGCTGTTGTTCTATCTCTAAGAGAATAAGTTGTATAAAACCCGTTATCTGCTATTAAATCAAGTTGCAAAATTCCATCTGGAGGATTTCTTTCTAGACTATTATAATTTAACATTATTCTACCTTCAGAATAGTCTGATGATGTATAGTCTAGATTTGTATTTTCTAATGCAAGTCTTGCTAAAGTACCTCTTAAAGAAAACATGCTTTTTATAGATGATATATTTCTTCTAACTTCTGAAGTACTTTCTCTTGGGCTAGTGCTTGTATTATTAATAAGCTTACTTAAATTACCTGCTGCAGCAACATATTTTCCATATATATCACCATATGTTACCTTAACACGAGTTGTAAACTGACCTTGTGATATGGTATGTGTGATACCTGTGACATTGTAAATGTTATCAACAGATGTTCCTGTTATAAAATCTAGAAACATCATCTGACCAAAATCAATTATAGGACATCCAATCATTTCCAAGTCGACATGATTAGGTAATATATTTAAAGGAACATCAACAGCAACATTTGACTTTACATCAACATTCCTGTCAGCCTGAGTCATAAACGCCGTGTTTATTCTTGCATCATTGACTGTACTTGCTGTTGCTTTTAGTAAAGCTGTATTTTGTGTTCCAAAGTGTGCTGTTGGCATAAACTTTTGATAAAACTCTTTAATTGCTGAACCGTTGATGCCATTAAATTCTAAAGTATCATCATCTCGCAACGTAAAATATTGTTCAGCTTCTTGTGCAATCTCATTTGTTAAAGTTATAAATTGATCACCCGTTAATGTATTAGCATTTCTTCTATATCTAGCATCTGAATATCTTCTAGAAAGCCTTATTATTTGTCCACCAACTTCTTGATCGAAATGCTCAAACATTGTCCCAAAAGGATGATCGTTTTTATCATAAATTGAAATTTTTAGAATTGTTTTGTCAATACCACCTCTGTTGCTTCTAGGCATTAAAGTATCAAATGAAAGACCTATTTTTGGTGGTCTAAATTCAACGATGCCCGTCGAATCTCCAGTCATTCCATAAGCTTGTCTTAATATAACATCTATGGCAGCGTTTCTATCGTTTTGTTTTCTATAAGCTCTTTTAGGACGATCACCTGCAGCATCTGATGCTGATTCAAATATATTATGCATTCCATATAAAGGTGATGCTTTTCCTTCAATAAACTTTTTTATAACTTGCTGCAAAAATCCTTCAAGTGATATTTGAGAAACTTTTTCTAAAAATCCTTTAACAAATTCTCGCATCTTGTTGTTATCAATAGGTAATGATGCTATATTTCTATCATGTGACTCTGAAGCGTGTGAATTTAAGTTATAAAAAATAAATTGAATTTCATCAAATCTTTTGCTATACAATAATGGTGAACCAATAAAAGATACTAAGAAAGCGCCAAAAGAAGAATAATTTGGTGCAGAAAGTTCTCTAGGATTAAAAATTGACTTTCCATTAACACTATAAGTTTTTCTTTGATGATTTTGACTACCTCTTGTTCTTGTAGGTGGTCTAATTCGGCGCCCTGTTATACTACTTTCAACGCCTCTTTTTATTTCATAATGATTTTCAAAATATGTTAAGCTTTTTAAATAGTCTGTATCTAAATAAGGGTCAAACCAGTTTCTGCAATAAGACATTATACCTTTTTCTTTTTGTCTTCTTATTGCATCAGTATTACCTGTTATAGCTAAAACTCTTCCTAGAATGGCTATTAAGTCTAGTAAATTTCTTTGTAATTGTACAGCTTGCGCAAGTTCTAGTTCAGATGAAAATGCTTGAACTGCATGAGCTGAAAGATTATCAGAATTAATTCGTTGTCGTATTTTTTGTTTAAGTCTTGGATTTGTTAAAGCTCTAATAGTTCTTATTTGATCAGAGGATATGTTTTGACTATTTATTATTATTCCGTTTATAAACGAAGTTAAATTTGAAGCTGTTTCAGCTATTCTATTTATCGGCCTTGATACTTCGCTTAGTTGTGGCAAATTATTTGCATTAATTTCTTCTACTACAATATTTGTATTAATACTAAAAAATCTTTGTCTCAAAGATTCTAATTCTCTTTGTAGACCTTCAAGTGTTTTTGAGAAAAATAGTTTCTTACCTCTAATCTCAATTGCACCTTTCATTGCAAGTGAAAGTTCTATTTTAACTTGCCCGTTTTCTTGTATGTTAAAAGTCGAATTAATAATTGCATATTTTTCTTTATTACGAAAAGCATTTAAAAACTTACCAACCGGGTTATATAATTTACTTTGAATTGGACTTTCACCAGGCAAATACACTTCAGTATCAGGATGAGACCAACCATATTCAATTGCTATTTCTCCACCAAAAACACCAAAAAGATCAGGCTTAATAAAAGGTGCAATGTCACCCATTCGGGACTTATCATGAAGTGTAATTGACATTTTAGCTGTTTTAAAGCTCATTAATTCTCTTTGTGGAACAACTTCAATAGTCAAAGAGTCAATTGTCATAAAAGGCTTAAAAGGATCTTGGACAGGAGTAAGTCTACTGTTAGCTGCCAAAGATCTTCCGCTTCTATTTGAAGGATGACCAATTATTTTTTCATCTGCATTTACCAAAGTTTGAGGCATTAAAAAAGGAGCCATAGGTGAACGCGTCCCAAGTAATTTATTGCCTCTATAAGTTGTTGTTACAACATCATTTCTTTCAAATGAATGAAAATTTCTTAAAATACTTTCATCAGTGGGCTGTTCAAAGCTGTCAAAAAGAAAATTAGTCATTGTTGCAGTTCTAAATTTTCTTCCGCTTTGCTCAAACTGTCTAGGTAAAACAAACTCGGCTGAAAGATATGGCATGCATTTAGACATTTCTGTACTATTTACAAGGCTCATAAATGTACTAAGTTCAGCAGTCTGTCTATTAGCCAGCCTTATACCTGGTGTCATTACCTGTATTGTTGATAAACTTGTATTATCTTTGTTTGGTAACGTATTTGCTGCGTTTAAATCTTGCAGCGTATTTGAGTCTGTTATAGTTTTTCCTGAATATGTTTTGTTACAATTAAAAACGTTAGTTAAAATGCTACTGTCACCAGGAATTCTTTCTCTTGCATCGTTATTTGATTCTTCATTAACTCCTAACAACTCAGGCAAGTTATCATTTATTAACCACGCAATGTTATAGTTTTCACTAAACTTATTTCTTATTAAAAAGCTTCCTCTGCTAGCAAGAACATCATCTCTACTAATTGCGTAACCTATTCTTCCTGTTGAGTTAGAGTCGTTTTTTAAAAATTTTTGAAATGAATTTAACTTAAGAGCAGGAGCATTTAACTTTATTTGGTCAACACTAGAGATATTAATTTCAGCATCTTCGTCAGAAGGCTCTCTTGTATATCTTTCAGGAAATGTTGAAGTCTGATATTTAATTGTACGATCACTGTCTATTTCAGTTTTTCCTGCATGTATTACTCTAATGTATTTTCCTAAACCTTCAATATGACCATATTTTCTTAATATATCATGTGTAAATTCTGCATGTCTCGTACAAGTCTGAATAACTTCAGCTATTTGTGCAAGATTATCTACACTAACTTCATTATCTAAAGGCTCGCGTGTTTCTGGGTCTTTTAAGGTCATTCTTAAAAGCTTGTCATATGTTGTTATATTGTATAGTTTATCATAATTTCCTTCTTTGAAAATTTGATAAAGCAGTCTGTTATCAATTTCACTCATGCGACAATCCCAAGCAAATCTCTAATTTGACTTAAATTTGTAGGTATTGTTAAAACAGTGCCTGGAGGTAATTGCAACCACCATCCAATTCCACTAGCAGCAGCAATTACCCACCAATCATTTCCGTTTCCGTATTCGTTAAATGCAATGTGGTCTAATCGTTCACCTTGTTTTAAAATATGCCTTCTAACAGAAAGTTGTCCACTCTTTGAGGCTTTATATATTAACTGATTATTATTTCTTGTAGAAAATCTTTTACCAATTATGCTTATATTTGCGTATCTATTAGTCATTTTCTACTTACTCCACGTCATTAAATTTTTTCATATAACCATTATTTAAGTTATTTGCATTATTTAAACCATCACCAACAAATTCTTTATCGTGTGGGTCTCCAAAGAACTGATTATTAATTGAACCTACGTTGTATGCAGGTGCTCTAATCATACCATCTGCATCTAGACCAAGCGGTATATCGTGAATCGGTGAGAAGTTCATTGTTATCTTAACAAACTGAGGTGCTTTTGCTCCAATTGTTGATGTTTCCCATGTAGAATCTTGATAACCTAAGTCTAATTGTGTTATAAAGCCAGCCAATCCACGACCCATAGATGACTCAAATGCTTTTGTAACAGGATTGTTTATTTCAGACAAGACTTCTGCATTAACTTTTTCATTAAATGTATCATGATTAAATACATCAATATCTCTTCTTGCAAAATCTTTGTTAGTTTCTAAAATAACTAGTTTGTCTCTTGGAACAACTAAATATTTTGTAATATCTGATATTTCCTCATCAGAATCGTTAAATTTTTTTATAGCAACTGTAAAGAAATTATTTATGCTAAAATTAAGCCCAGGCGTATGAACATTTTCTTTCATTTCTCCACTTTTTATAAATAGAAAACCTTTTGCAGACTTACTTAAATTAAAATAGTCGTTTGTATTTATACCAGCAATTGATGCAAGATCAAATGAATCCTTAAAATTAGTTGCCACTCTATAGATTCCTGGCATTACTTGAACGCTTACATGTTCAGTTAAATCTGGCTCGTCTTCCAAGCCCGGCAAAGAAGGCAAACGAGGTCTTTCAATATCAATACTTGATTCATTGTTTACAAAATTATCATAGTTTCTATCGTCAGATAAAATTGTCAAAGCGTCATCTAATTCATTAGGAAAATCTTTTCCTAAACCCATTAGTCTTGCAGCATTTAACTTAGAATAATTTGATTTAAGAACATCACCAACTCTAAGTCTTATCATAGGCGAAGCAGTTGGTATTTGTGTAAAAGGCTGGCCAATTTGAGGAGCTTCGCCATTTTCACTCATAAGTGTAATTGGGTCACTCCATTGTGGATAGCACATTGCAACAAGTTTATTAATAATAAACCACATAAGGTCATGGTCTTCTTTGCTTGTTGAAGCAAGTGTAAATGTTAAGTTTATATTTCTATCTGTTTTTTGGTATGTTTTTATATCTTCAACTCTACCGTAACCAGAAACTGAATTGTATTGAGGATTAAATGCGTCTGTTATAGAATCAATAAAAGCATGAAAAGCAATAATTTCATTTGTTCTTAAGTCGTGAACGTAGAAAGGCATATACTCGTTTTCAAGTCTATCTTCAACAGCTTTAACAAACTCTTTGCTTAGTCTTCTAACTTTTGTTTTTATAAAGCTACTATTTGCTGAAGATATTTCAACTTGTTCGCTTGAATTTGCTGTTATTAAACCTTTAATAAACGTATCAGGTAAAAGAAGCGTATGTGGCAAAAGTCTAACACTTGTTGCTTGAACATTTTCTCTAAATTCTGTTGACGTTATTTTTCTTGGCGCTATTTCTGTTCCATCTTCTAAATTAACTTTTTCTAGCAATATTGCATCTTTAAAGTTACCAAGCCTACTTTTGCCAAGTCTTGTTAAAGGACTTAGTACCGTTGATTTGTCAGACTTCCTGCCTGAAGGTGATAAACCTGTTATACCATATGCAATGTATTTGTCACCTACAGCAATTCTTTCAGCAATAAATCTGTAATAGAAAGAATTAAACGTTCTAAGTGGAAGAAAACCATCTATATTATAATAACCGTTTTCACCTCTATTTTCACCTCTATGTACTTCTTGCTGAATAATTTTTCTTTTAATAAATTCAATTTGATGTCTATCTTGTGAGCCTGTAAAAAAAGCATCAACTACGACATCAACAAAGTCTTCAAGGCCAAAGTCTGGACCAATGTCAATTTTTGTTGGAATAAAATGAAGAAATAAGCCAACAGCAAATGAAAGTAAATTATTTCCGGATCGTGTAGGTTTTAAACCTGTAATTTTATCCCAGTTTTCTACTGTAAGACGATGAAGAAACTCACTTACTAAAAAGCCGCCAGTTGTTTCTTCGTCAAAGTCTTGCTCATATTTTCCTTTAGCGTAGTTGTTTTCTGATTGAGGCGCTATTACACCTCCTGTAAATACTAAAGTAGATAGAGAATTTAAAATATCTCTAGCAATAATATACGTTGCTGCGCCTACAAGATAATCAAACCATAAAGCAAAATTATCAAAAGTATCAACTAATGATGTTGCACCATCAGTAACTATTGAATCAACACCTAGTCTATCAACTTCAAAAGAATTGGCAAACTGTCTTTGGTCGTCAGCTTCAGTAAAAAAATTATATGATTTATGAGTTTTAAGATTAGGCTTTTGATTATCAGCAATTAAATTTCCAAATGTATGTGAAAGATTAGCTTGTTCAGCAATAACATCATCTCTACCATTAGACAAACTGCCAAAAAGATACGAAGTTTGTGTAAAATAAAAATTTATATCGTCTCTAAGCTTTACACCAAGATTTTCTCCCGATGCATTAAGTTCTTCTGACACAACTTTAGGTTCTGTGTCTGGCAAGGTTTCACTTTCACCGACTTTAAGAACTTTTCCGTTAGGTTGTAAGATATATTTTGTTGGCATAACTACTTCTTTTCATTTTGCTCTGCCAGCATTTTTTCTAGTTTACCTGGCTCTTCTCTATCTATCTCATTAAGCTTACTTATCGTTTCATTTAATGGCTTTATCATTAGTGCTTTTTTTTGTTCATACATATTACGAAAATGTCTTCTAGCAGCTTCTTCATTAATGTTAAACCTTTCACTAAGAATCCGAACAAAAATCTTCTCTAAGCCCAATTTGTTAAACTTTTCATCAACTTCATTTTCATTTATAAACATAAAAACCTCTTAGCGAGAAGGAGTCCCTGGAGAAACTGGCTGACTGGTAGAAACTGAAAGTTGTCCTTCTGATGTTTGTAATAAAGGTGTGGGACCTGATAGCATTGATGGTATTAAAGCTTCACCTACTTTAGTAGAATTAAGAATTAAAGGCACAGTTGTTTCTTTACTTAAAAATTGAGCAAAAATTTCGTTTTGCTGCTTAATTAAATCAATAGTTTCAAGGCGCTCTCTCTCGCGATTTTGATCGTCTCTAATCCTTTGACTAATAACTTCATCTATCTGAGGTCCTTGGTCTTGAGTAGTTGATGTTAATGTATTAAGTTCAACTTGACCGTAAGCATATTCATATGCTTCTTTTAATTCTTGCAAAGCACTTATTCTTAATTGATTTTCTTCTGAATTTTGTCTGCTAAGTTGATCGATAAAACTTTGAATTCTTGCAACAGGAGTGTTTCCTTCTAAGTTTCTTTGACTTATTTCTTCTATTAAGTCTATACGTCTGCCTTGTAATTCTTTTACACCTTCCAAGAATTCTTCAAAGTCTCCTCCAAAACCAAACTGTGAAATCATTGATTTGGTTGCATATCGAGAAAATCTAGCTAATTGTTCTGGATCGTCGCCAAACATATTTTGTAAATCATCTCTGCCTCTATTGTTTCTTACATCTATAGAAGCAGCTCTAAGAAAATTTTGTAAATCATTTCCGGCGCTTGAGGAAATATCTCTTCTTTGTAATTGTGTACTAAGTTCTCTTGCTAAACTTCTTTGTTCATCATAACTAGTTGTCATACCATCAAGTAGTCCAGCTGCCAGACCATCAGCAGCCATATTAAGAAAAAATCTAGGATCATCCTGTGGGCCGCGGCGCTCCGGAAAACCAGATACAGTAGACTCTTCTGATGAGCCTGTTACAAAATTAGACATTTTATTAACTAATTCTAATAAACTTGTTGGGCTACCAATTATTTCCCAAAAATGTTTAAAAGCGTCAGCAATTAGTTTTCCTAAAAATTGACTTAATTTTGCAAATTGTGGTACAACAAATTCAGTATAAAAACTTGAGTTAATAAATGAGTTAAACGCAGATTGAATTATTTGACCCATTGTTCGAAAGACTTTGTTGACATTATCATTATTACCTGATAACGCACTTGTTAAACCAGATAAGATATTGTTTGCAATTGCTATTCCAATATTAATCCATGTTCTGTTATTATCTTCAAGTCCTAACATTTCAGAAAATTTATTTTTAAATACATTAGCAAATCCTACAAAGCTTTCTTTAATTCTATTAAACATGGCGCCAAACTCACTAGATAGTTGTTGATTATTTTCTGCGCCAAATGCTCCGCGAAGACCTTCTAAAAATGGTGAAGTAAATGTTCCTGTAATTTCGTCTGTCTGACCACCAAATATTGCTGTAAATATACTTGTTAAGCCATCTATTGCAGCAGGTATTGCTGCGGCAATTCCTTTAATAATATAACCAACTAAATTGCCTCCAAATTTTAACATTTCGTTTATAAAACTACTATTTTCAAAGACCCGTTCAAATACATCTTTTATATTTCTCTCAACTGCCTGACTATCAAGTTCAGGATTTACAATAAGTTCAAATATTTGTGCAAGTCCTTCTGCAAAAGTTTCTAAAGTAGTAGTAAAACTTGGTCCTGTAAATATATTCATAACTCTAGTTAAGATTTTTTCAACGCTTTTTAAGAATCTAACAAATCCGGGACTTCTGCCAAGTCTAACACCTGCATCTCTAATGCCAACCATTTCTCCTGATAACGCACTTAAAACGCCTCTTAAAGGACCACCTAAAGTTACAGAATCTTTTAGACCAGAAAAGAAAGCTTGTATAGGCGAATCAAATGTCATTGCTTTTTGAAGCTCTCTTACAGCAGAAGTTAATTCTCTTGTTGCTCTTATCATTCTTTGGGTTGGGTCTTGTTCTTCTTGTTGCTTTCTAATTTCAGCAACAGACATACCCATTGTCTGGTATGACATTAAGTTACGAAGAGCTTCATCGCCGAGACCTGTATATTGTGACATAAGAGCTTTTTCATGACGATTTAAGTCTTGATATGTTCTACCTGTTGCAAGCATTGACTCTCTAAACATTTGAGCAATTTCATCAGGCCCTTCTGCCTGTATAAGTCTAAGAGCATCAACGTTCATACCAAATACTTGAGAAAGAAGTGCAGCAGAATTTGCTGCTTCTTCAAATGTTGTAAACTTATTAAATAAGTCTGAAGCACTTTTAGCTTCTAGACCCATTTGTCTCATTCTTGCAGTAACTTGTGCCAAGTCTTGATTAGTTAAATGACCAAAGTTTTGTATATCTTTTCTTAACTCAAAAAAGCTACCTGATAGTCTTTTTAAGTCTATTTGATGATTTTTAGCAACATCATCTAACGTTTGACTTAAGTCACTATAAGTTGCAGTAATGGCTTTCCCGGTGACAAAAGAATCATGTGCCAAGAAACGCATGTCTTCAGATGTTAAATTTAGTGCTCTTTTAATCTTTGTAAAAAAGAGTAGATTTTTATTCATTACACCAGTAAAATACTCAGCATAAGGCCCTAATGCCATAATATTTTCAGTTGCTTCTTTTGAAGCTGCAACTAAACCTTGAATTCCAAAACCAAATAGTTTAACATATTCTGACGACTCTGATTGAAACGCTCCTCGAGCTGATGCTAAAGTTCTATTTAACTTTACAAAAGATTGTCCTATTACACTATCTAAGTCAAAACTTTCTTTTACATCTTGTAGGCTTTGAATAATGCTTTCTTTTATTTCGCGTCTTATCTCATTACCAAGCTTTAATGCAGCTTCTATCATTGAATAAGGCGCAGATAAAATGCCTTTTATTACATTTACTGATGTTTTAGCTAGCTGTATTGTAACATCTATAACAGCAACAAAAGCATCTTTGACAGATGAAATCATATTAACAAAAAGCTTGCCAACTTCAGATATAATGTCAAATATACCTTTTGCAATATTTCCTATGCTTTTTAATATTGTTCCTGCCATTGTAAAAGCTGTTTGTACTATGCCACCAAGTCCTCTTAGAATTCCTGCAAACCATCCACCTGGTCCTATAAAAAGTGAAGCTATTGAACCTGCAACACCTGCAACAGCATCATACAATACGCCGACAGAAGCTTGAAGCAAACCTAACGCAATTTTTCCAACGCCACCAAGAGAATTTAAAAGACTTGAAGTTACATTTTGAGCAGCTTTTGCAGTACCTGAAAATAGCGCAAAAGTTGTTTTCATCTTTTTTTCATAGAGAATTTCTTGAAATTTTTGACCACTTTGTGCAGCTTTATTATATCTTAAAATAGACTTTGATAAGTTTTTAGAAAAATCAGATTGCCTACTTTTGCTTTCTTTAGAGTCGTTAGCTGAAGATGATCTATTGTTTCTTCTTTGTCGACTTCTATCTGCAGCTTCCTCAGCTAAGTCTCTTATTGCCTCGCTAGTAATTCTATTTTCTTGTAGGACGTTTTCATTACTATCAGCAATATCTCTTAATGCACTAAGCATGCTAGCTTGCAATTGCTGTTGAGCCGAAGTATCTGAGCCTGTTCCGTTAGACATTAGAGCCTCCAGTCAAATCCGAATTCTTTTTTAAATCTTTTTGCTTTGTCAGACTTAACTTCAGCTAGATAGACGATTTCATTTAAATTAGAGTTATCATCATGAATTTTCTGATAGAGCTCTTTGGAAATATCCATCATTTCTTTCAAGACTGATAATTGCTCTTTTGAGCCTTTAATCTTATAGCTTAAGTTTTCACCAATTATAAACTTGCTTGTTATATGATGAATAAAATTATCTTTTTCTTTGTTATTTAACATGATTAAACTCTTTCAACGAATATAACTATCTATTTAATTATGTTGCTCTGTTAAGACGAGAAGGAGAGTTTAATCTATTTTTGCCTTTAAAAAGTCTCATATCTGGTGTGTTCATATGAGATGCTTTAGAATGTGGAGGTGCTTTTTGTTCATTAGCTTTTTTAAATTCTTTTGCTAATCTATCAATAAACCATTTCCTTATTCCAACAGGCGTATTATAAGCATCTCTATAAGTAAATCCTAAATGATACATTAGAATAAAAATATATTCTAAATAAACCTCTTTATACTCAGGAGTCAGGCCAAAAAAATGAAGCACCAAGTGGCATGGTCACCTCACTTTCTTCATTACAACTAGGGCACGACATATAAACACTCATATCAATTCCAGGCTCTTGATTATCAAGAAACTTTCTCAATGCCAAAGAGTCTCTAGCAGGCATATTTCTAACAAACATTCCAATTTTTGTCTTATCAGTTATTCCTGCAACTGAAACGATTGAACGACTTAAACGATCAGTAACCGCTGAAGAAGAAACAATTCCGCTTTTCTTTTTGCGATCAGCAATTGTCATCATTTCTTGCTCATCTTCGCCTGTTAGAAATTTAACTCTAACAGACTTTTTACTAATAGGTAGTTCTAACTCAAATAAGTTACTACCTTCTGCGACTGGGTCAACAGCAAGTCTTTTAATTTTTAGCTCTGATAGATTAAAGCTTTGTTCAGACTTTGCACCACACGCAGGACAATCAATTTCAGCTTTATATTCTGCTCCGTATCCTGTAATTCTAAGTGCAACCATTAGAGCATTTCTGTCACCACTAATTAATTCATCTGGATTAATACTTTTATCAACTAAGCAAGATTCAATTAACTTTGAAATAACATTGCCTTTTTTAATATAAGCTCTAGAAGTTAAAATATCTTCTTCTCTAGCAGTCATAGGTCTAATTTCTAAAGCTTCTTGACCGTAAAGAGGACTATCTGAAGGGTAGATTCTTCCTTTTGAAGGAAGAGGAACTAGCTCTGTAGGAATATCTAAACCAAACTCATCTTTTGCAACATTAGATACCTGAATAGGTCCAACATTCTTAACATTTGCTGCTTTAATATCTTCTACATCTGAGTCTGACATCTGCTTACTTAATTTTATGCTCATACTATTAAACTGCTCCTAATGCTATTTTAGTATATTAGTATTCTAGTCTTAGTAAATATCTAATTTATTATTCTTCTGAAGTACTATTTGTTATTAAAGAATTAAAACTTACTGTAGTTTTTGCTCTTAATACATAATTTTCTAAGTCTTCTTGACTAATTTCTTGTGGTATTTCAACCTTACCACTAGATATATAACCTGCATTTAAAAACTTGTTTACTTCATTATCAGAAAATAGCTGATATTTTCTAGCTGTTATTCTATTAGAATCATTTGATTCAAATAAAACTTCTCTTAAAACAGCATTTTTTATATTTTTTCTTAGTCTCAATAAAGTTCTTCTAAATCCTACAGACTTTAAGTTTGAGTCTGATAAATCAAAATTAGTTTTCCCATCAGCAAGACTAAACTCAGCAGTCCCACCTGTATTTTCTACTTTAAATACATTAATTTTTTTATTTTGAAATAACTCTTTGTTATTTAAATAATTTTCATCTGGAGTTAAAAATTTCCTATCAATTAGTTTATTAAAACTTATAATTTCATCTGCTTCTAATGCCACACTTAAAGCAGGACTTTTACTTAAATCAGTTTTTGATAAGCTATTTGCTGCTATTGATGTAGGAGATAAAATAATTGACTCATTCTCATCACCGTACAATCCTACACAGTAGCCATAAAAGTCTACAACGTACGAAGAATCTATATTTAAGTTTGCTTCTTTAAAAGATGCACCTCTTGCAGTGCTAATTGAGTCAATAAATGCAGTATTTTGTGTACTAATTATTG